CAACATGTAACAATTTCAATTCCTGTCCTAACGGGGAACTATTGTCCCATCTAGTTTTCGTTTCCATTTGCTGCCCTTACCGAACGGCATAGGAGTTTTTGACTTCTTTAAGCCTAGAGTGGATGCTTTGGTACGTTTGGCTTGCGCGGCATTCTTGTGGTCTGCCTTAGTCTTTTCTGTCGCACAGTTTACACAAGTTAGGCGGATATTGCTATCAATATCTTCTCCGCCCAATTCCAAAGCCTTAACATGCTCATAAATGAACTTGCCGGGTATCAAACGGGTGTTGCAAAGCATGCATAGCCCTTTTTCTCGCTCCCAGATGCCCAATTTGCGCCGAACTGATAAAGAACCCCTTTTGGTCGTGCCGACATCCTCACGCATGGGCAGGGTTCTCCAGTGGGTTATCTGTCCGCATAGTTCTGCGGATACCACCAAGCTGCATCGCCTGTTTCATCCTTGGGGCGGTAGAACTGGTCCTGCCTTACATCATCGGCATATGCCCAGCCAGCAATGGTGCATTCCGCATCCTGCACAATGATCAGGAAATATGGCAGATTCTCGAATAATGAGTTTGCCATGCGCTAAGGTTGTAGCGCGTATGTGCAAGCCTTCAATGTCTGGTTCGCCACCCACATTGATGCTTGGGCTCCAATACAAGTTATATCGTTTGCAGTAGGCCATTTCAGCAATGGCCCCTACAATGTCAGCGTCCCAGTGATGTTTAGTGTTAGTGGTGTCTGGCAGGTTTCTTTGGCGGGATGCTACACGGCGCATAACACCCAGTTGTGAGGCCAACATCAATTCGCTGTTGGTCATTTTGACTTTGCAAATCATTTAAAGCCCTTACTTGAATTGTCGGTTTGTCCTTACTGCGATGTACTCATAGCTCATTGGGCCAAGCTTTTTTTGAACCAATGTAACCAAGCCCTTTTCATATAAAGACCAAGCCAAATTGCGGATGGCCTTTATCTTAGTGCTGCCATCTTTTTCGCGGTCTACGTCTCGGCAAATGAAACCAGTGTAGTACAAATATGCTCGGCCTTTACGGGCCTCTTTAACCCAATCAAGCATGGTATATTTCTCACTCGGATGCACATCATATGTCATTTAAAGCTATTCCCTGCGCGTAAGTTTGACGATTCAGTTCGCCATGCCTCAATGATTGTTTCTGCCGTCGATCGTTCGGAACGGTACAGTTCGTCACGTTCTGCGGCCTCAATTTCCTTTTGACATGCTGCAACGTAATCTGCATGGGATTCGCTGTAGGCTTCTTTAAATGCTACCGTCCCCTCCGCTGATAGAAAGAGACGGGAGCGTATTTGCTTGCGCTCAAACTCAGCGCGGAGACGCATAGCACGTGCAGCCGCGATGAGCTCTGATGACTTGGCTAAGTACTGTAGAGCGTCTTCAACCATTTCATCGGTTATCAGTTTTGTCAAAGCTTGACCCCTTGTATGTTCCCTCTGGGAATAGACGCACCCAAACTTCTCCACGAATGTCTGGCAAAGGTAATGCCTCAAACTTCACATTGATGAAGTCTTCATTGGGAGGAGCGAAGGCAACACCGAGGTGGTACCGCCTTGTTATGCCACGCTTNTCGGTGCGNAAGCTGATAACATCCCACCGATCAATTTCGTTGTCTGTCATTTCAATTCCTTAGAAAGGGATGTTGTCGTCAATTTCTTCAACTACTGGGGCAGCTTTCGTTTTACTCTGTGCCGTTTCGTCTTTCGGGGTATAGGACAAAGACATAAATTTTGAGCCGGATTTAGCGGTCTTAATCCATGCCGAGACATAATACTTCTGGCCATTCACTTCAGCCTCACCGCGATAGTCTGGGTGCTTCTCAAGCGTCTTTTTGTCGTTCTTAAACAAAGCACCAGAGTTATTGTTATCGTATTGTGTCATTGTTTGGTTCCTTTCAGTAAGTTGACACGTTTCGTCACTTCATCAACAAGATCCGAGTATGCCGGGTTGCCTTTGACTAAACCTAATGTGGTGCGGTCATCGGCGGTATCTTCCCACCATACTTTAATGTCTTCACTCGTTGCAAAGCTATTTATCAATTGGAGGGAAGCTTGCAAGTAACTTTCCACCATTGCATCTTTTTCCACCGGCTTTGAAGCAGGCGCTTGAAAGCTTGCGTCCACCTCTGGGTCGTCACCAGTGGCAATTTGAAACAGTTTGAACAGCAGGTACTTATTGGCACCTGTCATGGCCTTGTAGACACCTTTGTCACCAATGCCGTTCTTATTTTTATCATTGCCACAGCCCGGCACACGGATCTTTTCGGGCCAGACAGCGCCTGACTTATGCATGAGAGTGTAGGACATAATGATGTCCGTATTGCCTGTTGCATGGTCTAATGTGCTTGTCTCAACGGATGGTATCAGCATCAAGCCGACCTCGACCATCGCAGGACGAAGTGCGTCAAGCAGCTTCATTTCAGACACGTAGCGGTATTTGTGAAAGTCGTTCGTCGCGTCTTTCTGAACATATGCCACTTTGCCCATGACTTCATGCAGGGCATCGGCAATGATTTGAATAGCAACGAATTGAGCGTCAGGTTTTGGTTCAAGCTTACCCATAGTTTACCTCATTTGTAGGGTGGTACCACCGTTTGATAATTGAGCGCCGGGGACGTTCTCGTTATGCTCAAGAGCTTCCCTGATCGCAACTTTATTAGGTTCTTTCTTAACACGCAAATATTGTTCTGGAAGTTGACTTTCGTCAACAATCATCACAGATGCCGGTTTCTGAGCTACAGACACTGTTTTCTCAGTGCCTACAAACTTTTTCATCTGAGCGTCCTCAAGCAAAAGCAAGATGCTCTGCCTCAAGTTACGCGCCTTGTATTCGTAACGAGCTTGACGTTCCTTTAACTCTTCACACCGTTTGCTCATGTATTTGGCCATGCCTTCGGCCTCGATGACGCTTTCGATGAGTTCGTTAACCACATCATCAAAATTTACTTCGCCTTCCAGCATGTCCAGCTTTAACTGGCTGTCGGTCAGCAACTCAGGATAGAGTGGATAAGGGTGTTAACTTCGTTACGGATACGAGTAAAATTCTTCATTGAGGGATCTTTCCGGCTAACCACGCCGAGATCACCAAGGTGATGGGATAGACCCCAACCACGGCAAAAACGACAGTGAAAAAATGTTGGATTGCTGTTATACCTTGTTCAGTCATTTTGGTTCTCCTTTGGTTGGAGCGGCATTTATGACCTAATTTCAATGATTGGCAAGTAAAAAATGATCGTCGAACTACAAAATCCCCTACCTCTTCTCACGCCGAAGGGGAAAGCTCTATGCCACTTCTTGATTGATTATGGATTTGAGCATCATTTAATGTGGGTTTGTTTCCAAGATGATACAGGCGAGTGCTGGACTTGGCCAAACCATCAAATAAGGATACAGGGCAATCCCACTGCGGAGAGGTATACGGATAATGATCACACTAAGATTGCCTCTGGCCCCCAGCGCAAACCAGCTGTGGCAGCAGGGCAAGGGCAGGACGTTCAAAAGCCAAAAGTATAAGGATTGGCTGGAAGAATGCGGTTGGCTGATCAAACAGCAGACCCGCGACCTGATAAATGGCAACTACATTATCCATATCATAGCGGTCAGGCCCGATCGTCGCCGGCGGGATCTCGACAACTTGCTGAAAGCGACAAGTGACCTACTTGTCAAAACAAAGGTTGTGCCTGATGATTCGCTATGCAAAGCCCTCGCCGCCGAGTGGGTGGAAGAGGGTGACCCAATGACTGTTTACATTTACGAACACGACGAAGAAGAGGCACAAAAACAATGGGTTATGTTGACGAATTAAGGTTACACTACGAGGGTGTGAAGCGCCGTCTGCATGGTCTGAGCGGCCCAACTGGTTTGAGAGCACCGCAGCCCCCAAAAGCACCGGTTGAGGAAGCTGTGCCTGAAACGGTGTTTGTCATTGACACGCCTCGGTCTAAGTTTGTGAAAATGCTCAAAGAAGTGGCCGAAATGCACGGCATCGATCCAGCAGAAGTCATGGAACGGAACCGTAAATACCCTGTCGTCAAGGTGCGGCAGGAGGTGTTTGCTAAAGCCCACGATGATTTGAACCTGTCGTTTTCGGCAATTGGCCGTATTTTTAACATGGATCACACGACAGTTATGCATGGGTACCGCAAGTACAAAAAATCTTTACTGGCACCAGAACAATTTCCTTTACACGAGGACGCTATCAATTATGATGTCGGGTGTTAGCGTTTTGCGCTAACTCCTCCCCAACTGGCCCCAGCATATTCTCCCTGTGCTGGGGTCTTTTTAAATGTACCAAACNATGAAACAACTCCGAGATTACCAATCTGACGCTATTGGTCAGATCAGACAGGCATTCCGCGATGGGTATAAGCGCGTGGTGCTGCAAATGCCNACNGGTGGCGGCAAAACCGCAGTTGCAGGTGATGTTATCCGCATGGCACGGGAAAAGGGCAGTAAGGTCTGCTTTGTCGTCCCCGCCCTATCCCTGATCACCCAGACCGTTGATTCGTTTATTGCGG